GTCGAGGATGATCCCGTCGAGTTCGTCGATGTTGGCGGTCGCCTCGTCGAAAGCTGTCCAGACCTCATACGGATCTGAGATCCGCATAGGCATGAACTTGTTCCGGAACGGCAGCCGCTTGCCGGCTTCGCTGTTGAGGTAGGCCCAGCGCTCCTGGTTCCGGATGTTGCGGAGCGAGGCGCTCTTCCCCATCGAGGAGTAGCCGACGATCAGCACCAGCTGGTCATTGACCTCGCCGTCGAGAGGTTCGTCGGGCAGTTCGGCCTGCATTGAATCGGCCATGTGTCAGGTTCCTTGGTTCGCCTTAAGGCGTTGAAGTGGTGGACTGGCAGACCCATCACCCCAGGAAAGGGGTAACGATCCTGCCAGCCCGAAGCTTGAGAGGTGGTTCAGGCCGCGTCGTCCAGTCGCGAAAGCTTCTTGGACACAGTGACCATGATGGTGCTCTCGATCTCGTCCTCGCTGAGGCTGTCTCTCAGCTTCTTATTGAAGGTGTGAACTTGAGAGCTCACGTCGGCGAGGCTCATGCCGCCGTCCACAAGGGCCAGGGCATACTTGATCATCTGATTGTTCCGGTTTCCCGAAGCAATCCGTTGGGCGAACCAGCGCTCTAGGTTATCAAGAGACTGAAGCTCCCGGCTCTCAGCGCGATACTGCTCATTCCGAGTGGTCTTAGGAATGAACGGCAGAGCGTCAAGAAGAACACCTTCATTATAGTGAAAATCGCCGCCATCGTAACTCTCCCACTTCTTTTCGCGCTTGTTAGCGCCCTCATCGGACTCGAACGGCAACCAGCTCATGACTGAGGTCATGAACTCCTTGTAGTCGTCCGAGTCCAATCTCAAGAAGTAGTTGATCGGAAGGATCAGGCGGAAACGTTCGCCTTTACCTTCCTTCAAGTGGCTCTTCGTGGTGTAGGTCAGGAACTTGTACTCCTTGAACAGCTCGTGAACTGTCTGGAGAGTGCTCGTCCCATCCACGTCGATGACCACCATATTGAACCCCGGAAGGGTGTTCTCTTCCGTCCGGTGCTCGTTCTTGAAGTGGTGATTGGCCCAGTGCATCCCCGGCGCTTGGGTCAACTGGTGAAGCTGATCGAAGGGCACGGTCTCGCCGAGGTAGTTGTAGGCGTAGTGGTCGGAGTAGGAGACCACCATCTCGTCGAGGTTCGTTTCCTTCAGCGCGTCACCGCTGAAGAACTCGATGCCGTCGGCGAAGGTCTTCTTGATGATGATGTGGTTCTTGTAGCCCCAGCTGATCGCCAGGTTCATCATCTCGTCCCGGTTGCTGCGGGTCTTCGGGTAGAAGGGCAGCGTCTCCAGCAGCTCTGCGTGGGTGACCTCGTTCTCCACCTCGGCGAAGTACCTGGCCAGGCGGACCCAGGGCTGATCCCGGTTGAGGAGCGCCTGGAAGGATTTCCCGCTCTCCTCGACCAATAGGATCGCCGACATCAGGTGCTCCATCTCCACCTCGTTTGAGGCGTCGGTGAAGGCGTAGGCGCCGGCGAGCTTCAGGGCCTTGGAGTGGCGGTGGGAGAGTTCCGCCTTCTGGATCGCAGCGTGTTCCGGCAGCGCATTGGCCGCCTTCTCACACATGATCTTGTAGGTCAGCAGACGCTTGATCACGTCGTCGTCCATGGCCATCCGCCAGTCGAACCCCTGGGGGTCGGCCAGCTGGTCGAAGTGGTTCGCCCACTTCTTGATCACCTTGTCGTTTTTCGGATCCATGAGGTGGTCGAAGATCTCGTCCACGTCCTGGTTCTCACGAGCCAGCTTGTCCTCCTGACCCCAGGCGAACAGGCAGCGACGGGCGTAGCCCGCCTCGAGCATGGAGTTGAACTCCTTCTCGATCTGGCCCCCATCGAGTAGCTTCGAGGGCGTGCCGAACAGCAGCATGTTAGTGGGGGTCTTGCCGTCCACCTCCTCATCCCGCTGGTTCTCGGACGTGCTCTTGACCAGCTTCTGCTTCAGCCGGCCCTGGTCGTAGAGCTCCAGGAACGTCGTCAGCACCTCGGTGTTGGCCACCAGGTTGAAGCCGATCTCGTCGATCTGGAGGTTGATCGCCCCGCAGCCGGCGAGGAGGAGCTTCCCCCTCAGCTGCTTGACGGCCGGCGTGGTGCCGGAGTCGAACGTGTAGAGGAAGGCCCCGGCCTTGTTGTATTCCTTCTCGACCTTCTTGAACTCCTCGTCCTGGTCGCCGCCGTTCCTGGCCGCCCGCTGATTGGCGAGCTTCCAGAGGTTGCCCTCGACCAGCGTGGGGAGCGTGTCCTCCATGAAGCGGGTCTTGAACCCCTTCATGAACTCTTCCTCGATGATGTTGATCGAGTGGCCCTTGCCGTAGCCGGACGGGGCCAGAGCCAGGGCAAAGCAGTTGACGGGGATGTTCCCCCAGATCTTGGTGTTGATCGACGCCCGCATCACGGCAGCCATCTTCGAGAGGAAGTAGGCCGACTCGACCTGGAAGAACGACCTGTCGGTGTTCTGGGTCTTGTTGCAGAGAACGTCGACCATCTCGGAGAGAGCAGGGTGGTGTTCCACCCCTTCGAGGTCGATCATGATGCGAAATACCTGTCTTTCTGGGTGCACGCCGCGTAGGCGGGGCAGTAGCCGCAGGCCTTCGGTTCGCCCGGAACTTCCTTGATCACACCCTTGCCTTGCGAGGCCATGTGGGCGTGAGCGTCAGCTTTGTTGTCGAAGTTCTTGGTCGCGCGGCCGTCGGTCTTGGCTGGGTTGGAATAGTATTTCCAAACCGGCTCGGAACGCCAGAGCTCCTTGTCGTTGCACTCCGGGATCTGGCTCTCGGGGGCGTTCCGCAGCCGATGGATTTGCTGGATGCGGTTCTTCACCCAGGCGTCGACTTCCGTCACCGACAACAGGGGGAAGGTCTTCGACTCCACCCGCTTCTGCGGGTAGTTGGCCGTTCGGCTCATCATCTTCGACCAATCAGTGAAGATGAAATTGATCGTGCCGTGGTCGGCGGTGATCTTGTCCGGGTTGAGCCAGCGATAGATCGAGGGTTGGAGGATGTAGTCCTCGTCCTTGGATCCCTTGATGAAGGAGTAGACGCTGGATGCCTTGTGGTCGAACGGCACTCCATCGGCCACCATGTCGAACTTACCGCCGACTGTGAACGTGATCCCGTCGACTTCAACCTGCTTGAAGGCCCGTTGTTCAAGATAGACGGGAATGATGTCGTTCCTCGACCGGAGCTGTTCCTCGGTCGGATTGACCACCACCCGCTCGATGATCTCCTGCGGATAGCCGAGGAGCCGCATCGTGCGGTCTTTGCCCCTAATCCAGGCTTTCTCGATCGAGTCGTGGATCGAGTGACCATGAGCCCGAGCGATGTACTCGGACACGTCGGCTTCCCGTTCCTCCATGGGGATGCGGGAGACCAGGATGCTCTGTTTGATCGGCTTCATCAGCGATGTCGCCGAGATGTAGTTCGGGATGTCCTGGTGATCGTATTCGTCGTGCAGCAACCACACCGCCAGCGGCAGGTTGATGTCGAAATTGTTGGTGATCTTCACTTTGGTTCTGCCCCCCTTGGGCTGTCAGGAAGCTCCGACCCAGGAAAGGATCCGCAGATCCTTCCGGGGCCGTGCTGTTTTCGTTGTGGGGGTTAGGCGTGCTGGATCCGGAGAGCCTTCAGGATCCGGCCGGCGTAGTGGACCATCTTCTCCCCATCGTAGATGGGGTCCTGTCCGGGCTTGCCGTTGTACTGCCGGGCCGCTGCGGTGCGCCACAGCGCCTTGAACAGACAGCCTTCGTCGAAGGTCATGCCCAAGGCGCTGATGATGTCCTCGCACTCGGCCTGGTAGGGCTCCTGCTCCACCCGCTGGGGATGGTCCACCTTGACCAGGTAGTAGTTCACCTTGCCTCCGGTGAGCTTGCCGTTTGGGGATTGAAGCTTGAGGCGAGGGCTCACCTCTTCGGCCGTCAGCACCATACCTTCTCGGAGCTGCTGAAACTCAGCGTCTGTGAGCGCTTTGCCCATGACCCCACCCGGCAGAGCGCCGCCGTTGTTGAGATCGTTAGCCACGGCCTTCAAGCTCCGAGCTGAAGTCGACCACCTCGGCGCTCATGGAGCCAAGGGCGGCCCGCTCCTGGACGGCGAAGCCTTCCGGCCGCCAGTTCCATTCGTCGACGGTCATGCAGCCCAGTGGGCTGATGTTGACCAGGATCACGTCGGCGACCTCCATGGTCGTGCCGAGCTTCTGGAACAGACTCATCTGGAGCGCCTGCTGGGCCTTACCCAGCTGGTACAGGCCGATGTGGAACTCATCGGTGATGATCATGCCGTTGGCGGGAAGGGCCTGGCTGTTGCCCTCATCGTCGATCTTGACGATGACATTTCCGGATACAAGCCAGTAGTGTTTCCGGACGAGGGCGTCCGACCTGTCTTTCTTCATGGTTCTCTCTGTCAAAGACGCTGGTCTTCCAGTCGTCAGGTAATCCAGGTGGTGTCAGGCCGCCTGGGGGAACTTCTCTTCTATGATGGAGTAGATCTCCTCCTCTTTGGCTCCGTTCGGGATCCCAATCTCGTTGCTCCAGTCTGGGTAGAAGACACTCAGCTCTCCACCCAGCTTTACTTGATCATGGGTGATGTCAGGATGCTCCTGCCATTCCACGGCCTTGACCAGGTGCTCGTTGGTGAAGAGCACCGCTGCGATGTCGTCCTTGACGAGGGCATAGCCCGCATCGTGGATCTGGGCCGAGGGTCTGACCATGGTTCGGTACGGGGATTTCCGCACCTTGCCCATAAATTCGATCCAGGCTCGGGAATTGAGAAGACACCAGGATTGTCCCAGGGCATTGCCGGCCGAACGGCCTTCCGCCTCTGCTTCGTGTGGGGTCCTGCTGGTGCCACGAACCACCTGCGCCAGCAAGGGGGTTCTGACCCTGAGGCCGAACGCCACAGTTACGTAGCCGTCCTTGCCTGCCTGGTTCAGCTTGTCAGCCACCCACTGGTCGCTGACCTTGTAGAGGGCGTGGTAGCGCTCCTCGACCTGGCGAGCCAGGGCCTCCTCGAACTTGTACTTCGTGATCAGGGTCTTGTAGGTGCCCTGGTAGGTCAAGGTGAAGGTCGGGTTCTTCGACTTCTTCCGAAGGGCTGAGTATTTATCAGCGATCGAATTGATGCTGGACACCGAAGTGGGATCGATGTCCGGCATCTGTTCGCCGTAATACGCATAGGCTCTCAGCGAGTGCCCGTCGTAGCCGTCGGTGTAGACCTTCAGCTTCTCTGGATCCTTGGTGGTGAGGGCCGAGATCCGGTCCTCCAGGGCGTTGAAGTCGAGCCCCATGAAGAGCCAGCCAGGGGGAGCCTGGATGCAGCTCTTGATCCACTTCCCATACTTCCCCTTGCGACT